ATCGGTTTTAAGTGAGCGCTGATTTTTTTGGGGGGGGGTTAAATTTACAGGGGTAGGTTGATGACAGTCCAGCAATTTCCGTCAGTGATCAGCATGGAGTCGCGGCGCCGCGATCAGGCTGCCGCCGAGGTTGCGCAGAGGCCCGATCTGTTCCAGGGCATACCCTGCGAGGCGCCGACGATGCCCCAGTGGCTGTCCGACGACGCCAAGAAGCATTGGCGCTACATGGCCAAGCATCTGAAGGACTACGGGCTGATATCTAAGCTGGACCAGGGAACCCTCGCCAACCTCTGCACCTACTACGCCCGCGCGAAAGAGGCGGAGGAGCACCTGCAGGAGCACGGGGAATTCCAGACGACGCCCAACGGCTACGTTCAGGTGAGCCCGTACTCTGTGGCATACACCCGGTACAGCCGCATGTACAACGTGCTCGCCAAGCAATTTGGGATGACCCCGGTGGCCCGCAAGGGTGTCACCGTCGAGAACCCCAATCAGGAGAGGCTCAATCTTGACTGATGGGCCTGCCTGCGGAAAAACGAGAACCGGCGGACGTTGGCCGGGAATGGCTCGACCGTGCGTATCAGTACGCCGCGGACGTAAAGGCCGGGAAGATACTGGCAGGGCGCTACGTCAAGCTGGCGGTTGACCGCTTTTACGATGACCTTGAGCGGGGCCACAAGCGGGGCATCTGGTTCGATGAGGAGAGCGCGGCCCGGTTCTTCCGGTTCGTGGCCCGCTACTGCCGCCACTACCAGGGCGAGCTGGCCGGGCGCCCGATCGACTTCTCGCCCCACCAGTGCTTCATCGAGGCCAACGTATACGGCTGGCTGAGGTCGGACGGCACCCGCCGGTTCCGCTCGACCTATGAAGAGGTGGCGCGGAAGGACGGCAAAACGACCCGGCTGTCAGCCGCTGGCCTCTACGGCTTGGTGGGCGAGCACGAGCCGGGCGCCAAGGTCTACAGCGCCGCCACGCAGAAGGATCAAGCCCGGGAGCTGTTCACCAGCGCCCAGGCCATGGTCAGGCAAAGCCCCGGCCTTCGGCGGTTCCTCGATGCGAGAGAGCACGACATCCGAAGCAAGCACGGGCACTGCATCTTCCGTCCCCTGGCGTCGAAGACCGACAGCCTCGACGGCCTCAATGTTTACCTCGGGCTGGTGGACGAGATTCACGCCCACCCCACAAGCGCCGTGTGGGACGTGCTGGAATCAGCAAAGGGCGCCCGCCGCCAGCCGTTGATGCGGGGCATCACCACAGCCGGCTTCAATCGCAAGGGCTTCGGCTACGAACAGCGCGGCTACGCCGTCAAGGTGCTGGAACGCGCCGTAGAGGATGACAGCTTTTTCGCCATCATCTACACCCTCGACACCGAAGACATGGAGCGCTGGGACGACGAGCGGGTCTGGATCAAAGCCAACCCAAACCTCGGCGTCAGCGTCAAGCTGGACGACCTGCGGGACCAGTGCCGCAAGGCCAAAGAGATGCCCAGCGCCAAGGTCGAGTTCCTCACCAAGCGCCTCAACATCTGGACCTATGCCGAGTCCCTCTGGATGGGCATGGACAAGTGGCACCAGTGCCGGGCGGATTTCGACAGCCTCGCGCCCTGGACGCCAGGCACCCGCAGCGACCTCGACGGCGCCGAGTGCCACGGCGGCCTCGACTTGGCCAGCGTCGAGGACATGTGCGCCTTCCGCCTGGTGTTCCCTGGCAGCGACGGCGCCCGCCGCACCATCGGCCGCGCCTACCTGCCCCAGGCCGCCCTGGAGCGCCGCCTGCGCAAGGGCGACAAGACCCTGGAGCAATTCCGCGACAGCGGCCACCTGGTGGTGCTGCCCGGCGAGACCATCGACTACGAGTGGATCAAGGCCGACATCCTCGCCGCCTGCGAGCGGTTCGACGTGCGCGGCATCGCCTTCGACCGATGGAACAGCTCCCAGCTGGTCAACGATCTCATGGCGGAGGGCGTCCCCATGGTCAAGTTCGGCCAGGGGTTCGGATCAATGTCGGCGCCGATGAAAGAGCTGATGCGCCTGGTGCTTACCGGCAAGCTCGAGCACAACGACCCTCTGCTCACCTGGGCAGTGAGCAACGTGGTTGCCGACACCAACCCGGCCGGCGACATCAAGCCGGACAAGAGCAAGGTTTCCGAAAAAATTGACCCCGCCGTCGCCCTCATCATGGCCATTGCCCTGGCCATGGGAAGCGATGAAGGCGATCTCCGCGACTTCTTGATGGACCCGATAATCTGATGAAACCACGCCAGCACAAGCCGGGGAAGATACGGGCCGCCATCCTCTCCTGGTTCGGCCTCTCCGGCACCTACAGCGACGGCGCCACCGCGGCCAACTCCGCCTCGGGGATTGTGGTCACCCCGGAAAAAATGCTGTCCATCTCCGCCGTGTGGGCCTGCGCCCGGCTGATCTCCGAGACCATCGCCACCCTGCCCCTGTCGATGTACGAAAAGACCAGCACCGGCAAGCGGGTGGCCAGCCAGCACCCGCTGCACATGATCATCCACGACCAGCCCAATGCCGACACCACCGCCGCCGTCCACTGGGAATCCACCGTCGCCGCCATGCTGCTCCGTGGTGCGGCCCGGGCGGAAAAGCTCATGGTGGGCAACCGCCTGGTTGGCCTTGCCTTCCTCGCGCCCGACCGCCTGAACTGCGAGCGGGGCAGCAATGGCACCCGCATCTGGCGGTACACCGAGGAAACCGGCCGCCAGCGGCAGATCCCCGACAGCCGCATCTGGACCATCCCCGGGTTCAGCCTTGACGGCAAGAATGGCGTGTCGGTCATCCAGTACGGCGCCAACGTGTTTGGCGCGGCCCTGGCGGCGGATGCAGCCGCCAGCAGCACCTTTGAAAAGGGCCTGATGCCAACCACGTATTTCAAATATCCCAAGGTGCTGAAGAAGGAGCAGCGGGACGACGCCCGCACCGCCATCAAGGCCATCTCCGGCGCCGTCAACGCCGGCGACCCAGCGATTCTCGAAGCCGATATGGACGTGGGCACCATCGGCATCAACCCCAACGACGCCCAGCTACTCGAAAGCCGCGGCTTCTCCGTCGAGGAGGTCTGCCGCTGGTTCCGCGTCCCGCCCTTTATGGTGGGCCATGCGGAAAAGACCACCAGCTGGGGCACCGGCATCGAGCAGCAGATGATCGGCTTCCTCACCTTCACCCTGGGGCCATGGCTGCGCCGCATCGAGCAGTCCATCAGCAAGGACTTGCTGAGCCCGGCGGAGCGGCTGCGCTACTACCCCAAGTTCTCCGTCGAGGGCCTGCTGCGCGCCGACAGCGCCGGGCGCTCGGCGTTCTACAGCGCCATGGTCAACAACGGCATCCTCACCCGTGACGAAGTGCGGGAACTGGAAGACCGCGAGCCCATGGGCGGCAACGCCGCCGTGCTGACCGTGCAAACCGCCCTGGCGCCGCTGGACATGCTGGGCAATGCCACCACCGACCAGCAAGCCCGCGCCGCCCTGGCCAACTGGCTGCGTGACGACAACGGAGAAACACAATGACCATCAAGCACCTCCCCGCCGCCCCGGCCAATCGCCTCGACGTGCAAAGCCGCCTGTCCCACAAGGCCCTCAGCCGCTGGGACGCCGGCATCCAGGCCGCCGCCGAGGACGATCGCACCATCTCCGTCCTGGACGTGATCGGCCAGGACTGGTGGACCGGCGAGGGCGTCACCAGCAAGCGCATTGCCGGCGCCCTGCGCAGCCTTGGCAAGGGCCCCGTCACCGTCAACATCAACAGCCCCGGCGGCGACATGTTTGAGGGGTTGGCCATCTACAACTTGCTGCGTGAGCACCCGGGCGAAGTCACCGTCAAGGTGCTCGGCCTCGCCGCCTCTGCCGCCTCCATCATCGCCATGGCGGGCGACGAGGTGCAGGTGCCCCGGGCCGGCTTTCTGATGATCCACAACGCCTGGGTGATCGCCGCCGGCAACCGCAACGAACTCCGTGGCGTGGCCGACTACCTCGAGCCCTTCGACGCCGCCATGGCCGACATCTACGCCGCCCGCACTGGCGACAGCCTGGACGACATGGCCGCCCTGATGGACGCCGAGACCTGGATCGGCGGCAGCGATGCCGTGGCCCGGGGCTTTGCCGACGCCCTGCTGCCCTCCGACCAGATCGGCGATGGCGGCGAGCGGGCCAGCGCCGCCAGCGTGCGCCGCATCGAGGCCGCCCTGCGGGCCTCCGGCTTGCCCCGATCCGAGGCGATGAAGCTGATCTCTGATTTCAAGTCCAGCCTGCGCGACGCGGCTGGCAACGGCGAGGGCGATCCCGCCGGCAACCCGCGCGATGCGGTAGCAACCCTGGGGCCACTGCCCCGCATTCAATCCCCGTTCTCACCGTTGAGGTAATACCCATGTCCCAGATCGAAGCAGAGTACAAGCAAGTCCAGGCCGACCTGAAAAAGGTTGGCGACGACCTGAAAGCCTACGCCGAGCAGGCCCAGGCCGACATCAAGCGCCACCAGTCCATGAGCGAAGAGACCAAGGCCAAGGTCGACGAGCTGTTGGTCAAGCAGGGCGAGCTGCAAGCCAACCTCCAAGCCGTCGAGCAAGTCATCGCCCGGCTGGAATCCGGCGGTGGCCACAGCGCCCGCCCCAAAACCATGGGCCAGATCGTCACCGAGTCGGACGAGTTCCAGGCCCGCGCCGCCACCCTGGCCCGCTCCAAGGGCTCGTTCACCGTGCCGGTTCAGGCGGCCCTCACCTCCGACGCCGCCAGCGCTGGTGACCTCATCGAGCCCACCCGCGTTCCTGGCGTGGTTGCCACCCCTGAGCGCCGGCTGTTCATCCGCGACCTGCTCAACTGGGGTCGCACTGGCTCCAACGCGGTGGAGTACGTCAAGGAGACCGGCTTCACCAACGGCGCCGATGTTGTGTCGGAGAACCCCAGCGACGGCAAGCCGGAATCCTCCCTGGTGTTCGACCTGGCCTCTGCCCACGTCGCCACCATCGCCCACTGGCTCCAGGCGTCCAAGCAGGTGCTGTCCGACGCGGCCATGCTGCAAAGCTACATCGACGGTCGCCTGCGCTACGGCCTCAAGCTCAAGGAAGAGGCGCAGCTGCTCAAGGGCTCCGGCGTTGGCCTCAACATCAACGGCATCTACACCCAGGCGTCGAGCTACGTGAACCCGGGCGTATCGGTGGATCAGGACACCATCATCGACCGCCTGCGGCTGGCGATGCTCCAGGTTCAACTGGCCGAGTACACCGCAGACGGCATCGTCCTTAGCCCCATCGACTGGGCCGCCATCGAGCTGACCAAGGACACCCAGGGCCGCTACATCTTCGCCAACCCTGTCCAGCTGGCCGGGCCGGTGC